TGGTCAGAATTCCAATGTTATAACTGGTTAATTTATAAAGAGAGTAGATGGAATCCCAAGGCTCGCAATGGATCTCATTATGGCCTTGGTCAAATGCGTTCTACTTGGTATAGAGACCTTAGCCCTAGGCGTCAGATAGATGCTCATATCAAATATCTGCGTCATAGATATATCGATGCTTGCGATGCACTTCATCACCTTGAGACTCGGGGCTGGCATTGAGTAGAAGATATAACTCAACCTATTACCAGAGAACTAGATTGCAAGTATTGCAACGCGATTACAATACCTGCCATTACTGCGGTCAAGAAGCCAACACAGTAGATCACCTGATACCTATCAGCAAGGGTGGAACTGATGAAGCTTCTAATATGGTGGCTTGCTGCACTCAATGCAATAGTTCTAAGCGCGATCGTATGACCCCTACCTTTTTTGAGCGCGCACCCAGACCCACGACCCTCATTAGGAAGATTTTCCCTGAAAATGGCTCGGCTAGGCATTATCAGGAATGAAACAAATTGAAATGGCTCAATTGGGAGAGATTGCCCGAGTCCGGGACGAATCGACTTACCGAGGTGTGGCAGAACCGCGAATCCACACAAAACTCAACGATTTACCTTCACTAGGCGAGCAAATGATTAAATTCTGCGAGGAAATCGGCTTTGAGCTGATGCCTTGGCAGCAATGGCTGGCTCATCACAGCTTAAAACAGAAACCCGATGGCCGATGGGCTCATCCAGTCATAACCCTTTTGTGCGCGAGACAACAAGGCAAATCAACCTTTATGGCGCTTCAAATCCTGTTTAGGATCTATGTATTAAAAGAAAAACTGCAAGTCCATACCGCTCATAAGCTAACTACCTCAGCAGAGCTCTTTTATAAGATTTATGGAATTATTGAACAGAATCCAAGGCTAGCTGCTGAATTTACTAAGAAGCTGGAAAGTAAGGGATTTCAAGAGCTTCAATTTACTGAAGGCCGCCGATATATCGTCCGAGCCAATAACTCGGCTGGTAGAGGCATTGCAGCCCCTGAAACGATACACCTAGACGAAGCTAGAGAGTATAAAGATGAGGATGTTTGGTCTGCTTTGCGATATACCCAAATGGCTAGCCCAAATCCTCAAATATGGGTTTATTCAAATGCTGGAGATCAACACAGCATCGTTCTAAATAAACTTAGGGAAAGAGCAATGGCTGCCATATTCGGTAGCAATGATGATATTGGTTGGTTTGAATGGTCAGCGCCCCAAGGGATTAAATTTGATAACTCACCAGCCTTCTGGCTAGGTGTCTGCCAAGCTAATCCATCACTTGGCATAACAGTTCATCCAGACAACATAAGAGCCGTCTTGTCAGACCCCGAGGATATTGTGCGCACAGAAGTTTTATGTCAATGGGTCGATACTATAAACCCAGTTATCAATCCGTCTCAATGGGAAAGTTGCAAAGTTGAGGGACTTCGACTCAACCCTGAGGCAGATACTTGGCTGGCTATTGATCTAAGCCCTAGCAGAAAAGAAGCGGCGTTAGTTGCTAGCCAAAGACTTGATGGCGATAAGTTTCAAGTCCATTTGCTTCACACTTGGCATAACCCTGCCAATCTGGACGATAAAGCAATGGCTAACGATATAGCGGAATGGGTGCGTAAGTATCCAGTTCAACTGGTTGCTTATTCAGCCAGAACCGCGTCAGCGGTCGCAGCTAGGTTAGCTCCTGCTGGTATTAGGGTTGAGCCGATAGACGGCCTTGACTATGCCCAAAGCTGCGATGAGTTACTGGGAGCTATCTCATCTCAGCGGTTGGCTCACTCGGGACAAGATGAGCTGACCAAGCAATGCCTATCCGCCGTCAAACTCCCTTTCGGTGACGGCGGCTGGGTAATGGGTCGCAAAGTAAGTAATACAACAATCTGCGGAGCAATTGCTTCAGCCTTGGCAACACACTATGCAACAATGTCTGAAAGTGGCGTAGATATTCAAATAGTGTAAGTCTGCTCGCCTACAATGTAATCAATGGGTGCTATAAGAGATTTTCTATTTCCACAGGTTCAGACGGCTAAACCTACAAAGGTTTCAGATGTTGCAGCCGCGCTGACTCCAGTCCAAATTAGCGATAGTGTTTATAATATTCTCGGCGGTGCAACTAATACCACTCGCCAATTAGCAATGAGTGTTCCATCCGTTGCAAGAGCTCGCAATATCATCTGCGGAACTATTGGCTCATTACCTTTAACAACTTTCAATCGCATTACTGGCCAGTATGTTGATCCACACAGAGTTATCAATCAGCCAGACCCAAGAGTTGCAGGATTCGTAATCTACAACTGGCTCGCGGAAGATATTTGGCTTTATGGTGCTGGTTATGGCCAGGTGTTAGAAATGTATTCTTCTACAGATGGCGGTCGAGTAAGAGCCTGGACTCGCGTCAGTCCAGACCGAGTTACAGTTGATACCGATTTCCTAAATACTGAAATTACTGGATATAAAGTTGATGGCAAGTCAGTTCCACTTCAAGGCGTAGGTTCATTGATTAGATTCGATGGCCCAGATGAAGGCTTCTTGCATCGCGCTGGTAAAACAGTAGCAGCAGCGGTCTATCTTGAAAACGCAGCAGTTAATTATGCTAAAGAGCCTGCTCCATCTATGGTTCTTAAATCAAATGGAACTAATTTAACTGCCGAAAGAATTTCAGCTTTATTAAGCGCTTGGAAAAATGCTAGACAAACTCGCTCAACTGCATTTCTAAATGCTGATGTTGAATTACAGCAATTTGGCTTTGATCCTAAAGCAATGCAACTTGCTGAAGCGCGTCAATATGTAGCATTAGAATTAGCTCGGGCCTGTGGAATACCTGCCTACTTCTTGAGCGCCGAATCGACTTCAATGACTTATTCAAACGCTGTGTCCGAGCGGCGCTCATTAGTAGATTTCTCACTTCGCCCAATACTTAAGGCAATTGAGGAACGCTTATCACTACCGGACTTTGTTCCTAATCCTGTAATGGTGCGCTTTGCACTTGATGACTTCCTACGCGGTAACGCATTAGAGAGAGCTCAAGTTTATGAAATCCTAAACCGCATTGGCGCGATGAGCGTTGAGCAAATTCAGCGAGAGGAAGATTTGATTCCAAATGAAGGTTAATATGCCAATGGCAGTAACAGCTGCCGACACTATTAAAAGAACGATTACTGGAACTATTGTTACTTGGAATGAGCAAGGCAATACTTCAGTAGGCCCAACAGTATTCGCAGCAGATTCAATCGAAATTAAGCCAGTTAAGTTGCTTCTTGAGCACGACCGCACCCGCCCAATTGGCAAGATGGTCTCTCACAATGTAACTGCTAATGGAATTGAAGCCACCTTTAAGATTGCAAACACTATGGCTGGAGAAGATGCCCTAGTAGAAGCAACTGAAGGATTGCGCGATGGATTTAGCGTTGGCGCACAGATTAACGAATGGACTAACAACAAAGGCGTTATGCAGATTACCTCAGCAACCCTAGATGAAGTTTCTCTAGTTACTGATCCTGCAATTGATTCTGCTCGCGTAAGCGAAGTAGCAGCATCAGAGAATGAAGCACCAAAAGAAGATTCTGATTTGGCAACCGCTGATTCAGACAAACCAACCGAAGGAGACCAAGTGTCTGACACTACCGCTCCTGCTCCTGCCGTTGAAGAAGCGGTAGAAGCAGCCAAAGTAGAAGCTGCAGCTCCAAAGCCTGCTTTCTACACAACTCCAAGACTTGAGTTCACCAAGTCCAAATACCTAGAAATGAGCGTTCGCGCTGCTCTAGGAAATGACGATGCTCGCGCTTATGTTCGCGCAGCAGATGACACAACTAGCAACAACGCTGGTCTTGTCCCAACTCGTCAGCTAACTGAGGTAATCAATCCTCTTTCAAATGCTGATCGTTCAGCAGTTGATTCCGTATCTCGCGGAGTTCTACCAGATGCTGGTATGAGCTTTGAGATTCCAAAAATCACAGCAGTTCCAACAGTTGGAGAAGAAGCTGAAGAAGCAACAATTGATGAAACTGGTATGACAAGCGCTTACACCACAGTAACCGTTAAGAAGTATGCTGGCGGACAAGAGTTCTCAGTAGAACTTCTTGATCGTTCATCTCCTGCTTTCTTTGATGAGCTAGTTCGTCAAATGGAATACGCTTACGCAAAGGCAACAGATGTTGCAGTTATCGCTGGCCTAGTTGCTGGTGGAACAGATGGCGGAAACCGCACTCTTGATGCAGCTGGACTTCTTGACTTCATTTCCGATGCAGGCGTTTCAATCTACGCAAACACTCTCGGATTTGCACAAAACATTATCGCTTCTCCTCAGCAATGGGGCGTAATTCAGAACCTTGCTGATGGTGGTCGTCCGATTTACCAGAACTTGATTGGCAATATGAATCAGGGTGGAAATCTCAATGTAGGCTCTGCAACTGGAAACCTACTTGGTCTTAATTTCCGCGTAAATCGCAACCTAACAACTGGATCAGGCGTTGGCGATAACACAATTATCGTCATCAATCCAGAGGCTTATACTTGGTATGAGTCAAGCCGTTTTCGCTTGGAGACTGCACAGGTAGCAACTGGTCAAATCAAGGTTGCTTACTATGGTTATGGAGCACTAGCTACCAAGGTAGGCGCAGGCGCTTATCGTTGGATGGTTGAGTAATAAATTCAAAATAGTGACGGCCAGTCCGCTCCCGAGCTGGCCGCTCACCTAACTGCTTGAAAGGATGACGAAATGCCAACGATAGTTACAGCCACAGAGCTGAGGACAATTCTTGGCGTTTCGTCATCCCTATATAACGATGCTTACTTAAATGACATAGTGGATGCTTCGGAGAATATTATTCTTCCAATGCTGGTCACTTTTCAAACAAAGATTAACAAAGTAAGACTTGAAGATAATGTTGCTTATTTTACTAGCGCAACTATCCAAGAATTTACCGAGGGCCAATCCGTTGTAATTACTGGCTGCGGAACTCCGTTCAATGGCACACACACAGTTTTAGCAGATGGATTATCAGATTATGAATTCGCCGTTGCAATCACCAATGCAGACATATTGGAAAAGAATGTTATCCCAGCCGGAAACGCTGCGCTATCTGGATTATCAACCTATGTCGGAAATGCCAATGTTGAAGCTTCTGTTCTGGCTATCTCCGTTGAAATCTTCCAAGCAAGAACAGCAGCAGGCGGATCAATAGAAGGCGTAGATTTTGCAGTAACCCCTTACCGCTTATCCAAGAATTTACTTGCCAAAGTAACTGGCTTACTTGGCCCATACCTTGATGTTGAAACTATGGTGGGCTAATGCCTGCCTCAACAATTGCCACAGATGTCAGAGGCGTTCTTAAAACTGCGTTATCTGGAATCAGCGCCAATATCTATGACTCAGTTCCTGAAGCGCCTATAGTTCCTGCAATTATTGTCATTCCAGACTCGCCCTATATGGAGCTTGAAGTCTTAGGTAAATCAACAACTCGCGTTAAATTAAATTACACCATAACTGCCTGCGTTGCGTATTTCAGCAATGCCGCTGCTTTAGATAACCTAGAGCAAATGGTCATTAGTATTCTTGGAGCACTAAATGCTTCCAAGTATGAGTTATCAATAGTCGAAAGACCTTCGGTAACTGAAGTAGGAACTACAACCCTGTTAGTTTCAGATATACGCTTGAGCGTCCGCTACGAGCAAACCGCATAGGAGACCCAAATGCCAACCACAGTAATAACTGGGCGCGATGTAACCTTTACACTCGATAGCGCTGCTTATGACGCCCAGGCAACTAGCGCAGTCCTAAGCTGCGACACAATTATTGAGACCTATCAAACACTTGATGGTCGCGCTTATAAGTCCGTTGATAAGCAATGGACATTCACAATTGAATTGCTACAGGATTGGGGAGCTACTAGCTCACTATTCGAGGCAATGTGGGCAGATGCAGAATCTGCGCCAAACACAGCACTAAGCGTTTCATTTACAGCAGTATCTGGAGCAGTATTTGCTTTCACAGTATTGCCAATCTTCCCATCAGCAGGCGGCGCAGCTCCAGGAGCGCTAACTGATACTTGGACGATGACAGTAGTTGGAACACCAACAGAGACCTTCAGCTAAGAGATCGGAGCATCGGGAGCTATGAAAATATCAATCACAATTAAATACAGCTCAGGCGAATCAGTTACTTACCAAGCTGGATTGCCAGAATGGGCTAAGTGGGAACGCAAAACTGGTAAGTCGATTTATTCGATGAAAGATATATCGGCCTACCAGCAAGCGGACTTCTTAGATCTTGCTTACTTTGCGTATAAGCGCGAAGCAGCAGGGAAGCCAACCAAGTCCCAAGAGATTTGGGAGCTGACAGTTGAGGAAATGACGATTGGAGATGAAAGCCCAAAAGTTACGAGCCCGGAAGCATCAACCGACTAATCATCGAGATTGCTATCGCAACTGGGATTCCAATGCCTTACTGGACAGATATCGACCAAGTAATGACGGCCATAGATATATTAAAGGAGCGTAGCGGTGGCAGATGAGTTACCAATCAGCTATGACAAGCGCGAGCTCCGCTCAATCATTACCGCTTTCAAAGCGATGGATGATGAAGCCGTTAGCCAAGCTAAACAAGAATCTAGCGCGCTGGCTACTTATGCAGCAAACGAAATCAAAGCCTATGCACTCACAAGGACTTTTGGTCAAGAAGCAGTTAGAAGAATTGCAACAGGCGTTAAAGTCTCGGCCAGTTCCAAAATCGGAGAGTTTTCTTACGGCTTTGCAAGTCAGCGCTTTTCTGGTGGCGGTAGCACACAAAAACTCTGGGCGGGTTATGAATTTGGAAGTAATCGCTTGCGTCAGTTCCCCAGAAGAACACCCAGCAAAGGTCGCGGAAACGCTGGCTACTTTATCTACCCAACCCTTCGTAAGATTCAGCCTGAATTGATTAAGAAATGGCAAGAAGCATTTTCCAAGATATTGAAAGAGTGGGATAAGTAATGGCTGGCAGTAGAACGCTCAAGCTCTCGATTCTTGCTGATGTCGCTGATCTCAAGAAAAATCTTGATACTGGCTCTAAAGAGGTTGAAGGCTTTGGCGGTAAGTTAGAGAAGTTTGGCAAGGTTGCAGCAGCCGCCTTCGCAGCAGCAGCGGCAGCAGCAGCGGCCTATGCGGTCAAGTTAGCCGTTGATGGCGTTAAGGCAGCTATTGAAGATGAGGCTGCCCAGCTTCGTTTAGCCAATGCCCTAAAAAATGTTACTGGCGCAACCGAAGCCCAGATTTCGGCAGTTGAGGAGCAAATACTCAAAACCTCACTAGCTACTGGCGTTGCTGATGACCAATTACGCCCAGCCCTTCAGCGCCTAGCAACTGCTACAGGATCAGTAACTAAGTCGCAAGATTTACTGACCCTAGCCTTAGATATTTCAGCTGCTACTGGTAAGAGCGTAGAATCCGTTTCAAATGCCCTTGGTAAGGCTTACGAAGGCAATACAGCCTCTTTAACGCGTCTAGGTGTTGGTTTATCTAGTGCTGAAATTAAGACCCTTGGATTAGAAGGAACAGTAAAGCAATTAGCCAATACCTTTGGCGGCGCAGCTACAGTTCAAGCCAATACCTTTGAAGGTCAAATCCAAAGACTTAAAGTGGGCTTTGATGAAGCCAAGGAATCAGTAGGAGCTGCTTTATTGCCTACCCTTCAAAGACTTTTGGATTACTTTATAAACACAGTTATCCCCAAGTTTATTGAGTTCAAAGACGCAGCATTAAAGCCAGTTACTGATGCAATTGCTAGAAATAAAGAGTCATTAACGATTCTTTATAATTTTATTAAAGACTTTGTAGTTCCAGTTTTAATCAATAACCTTGGTGGAGCACTTGGATTTATTGGTAAAGTCGCTGGGGGAATTCTTGATGTTATTGGCGCAGTAGTTAATGGAATCAAGAGCGCAGTTAATTTTGCCATCGATGCAATAAATGTCCTTATCCGCGCTTACAATGCCGTCCCACTTTTGCCTAATGTATCTACCATTTCCAAGCCATCATTCTCGGCCCCTAGCACTCCAAGTAGTTCAACACTTCCAAAGATTGCTACTGCTCCAAGTCCAAGCATCCCGTCAGCTCCTAAGCCATCCACTACTCCAAGCGCTCCATCGGCTTCAACTCCCAGCGCCCCATCAACACTCGTTCCAAGCGGTAATGCCATTCCTTCTGGCTTCAATGTTGCTGGCACAGTTGCAGCTAATAACGCTGGTGTCACTATCAATGTCAATGCCCCAAGCGCTATTGATGAAGAAGGATTTACCAGAGCAGTCATCTTGGCTCTTAACAATTCAACTAATCGCGGAACTACTGGCGCTGGCGATTTTAGGACTTCGGCTCAAATCCTATGACCCTCTGGACTCCTGAATGGCGAATTAAAGTCAATGGAGATACGCTCACTTCAGTCACTTTAAGCAACTTAACTATCACCTCTGGCCGTCAAGATATTAACTCGCCTACTCCTCCTGGTTATTGCTCACTTCAAGTGATTAATACTGATGGCACTAACTACACCTTCACCATTAATAGCGGAGTTTCAGTAGAAGTCAAAGATTCAAATGGAGATTATGTATCTATCTTTGGCGGTCGAATCTCAGACCTTCGCCAAGTGGTTCAAAGCGCTGGATCAAGTGCTGTTGTCACTAGCTTAAGAATTACAGCCGTAGGAGCACTTTCAAGATTACAAAGAGCTATCTTTGATGGCAATCTGGCTGAAGGGCTAGATGGCGCTCAGATAACAGATTTGCTAGATGACTTGCTTCTCAATTCTTGGAATGAAGTCCCACCAGCTGAAACTTGGGCAACCTATGATGCCACCGAGACTTGGGCTGATGCTCAAAATATTGGGCTGGGTGAAATTGATACTGGCGAATATACGATGGTAAGCCGCCAGATTACCGATAGCATAATTGCCCCAATAGCCAATCAGATTGCTAATTCAGCTTTGGGCTATCTTTACGAGGATGCTAATGGCCTTATTGGTTATGCAGATGCAAGCCACCGCCAAGATTATCTAGTGGCTAATGGCTACACAGATTTAGATGCTTCCCACGCCATAGCCTCTGGCATTGGCGTTATCCAGCGTCAAGGAGACTTGGCCAATAAAATTGTTATGGATTATGGCAACAACTTTAATAGCTCCTACACCGCCCAAGACACAACCTCTCAGGCCACCTTTGGCCTATTTGCCGAGCAGTTCAGCAGCTATTTAAAGAATAGTGGCGATGTCGAGGATGTAGCAGATCGTCTAATTGCTCTTAGGTCATATCCTAGAAATACTTTCCAATCGATTACCTTTCCGCTTCAATCTCCTGAAATTGATGACACAGATAGAGACGCCCTATTAAATATATTTATGGGCCAGCCAGTTCGAATTACCAATCTGCCTCTTAATATCCTAGGTGGCGAATTTACTGGCTTCGTTGAAGGTTGGTCTTTCAGCGCTTCAGTCTCGGGCCTATCAGTCACCTTCTTAGCTACCCCAACAGAGTTCTCGGCAGTTGCCCAACAATGGGCCCAAGTCAATGCGGCTGAAAGCTGGAATAGTGTTCTTAATACGCTAGAATGGCAAGACGCGATAGGAGTTATAAGCTAAATGGCTAATACGACCAATTTCAACTGGGAAACGCCAGATGACACAGATTTAGTTAAAGATGGCGCAGCTGCCATTAGAACCCTTGGCTCATCGATAGATACTTCATTCGTTGATCTCAAAGGTGGAACTACAGGACAAATTTTAAGCAAAGCTTCTAATACCGATTTAGATTACACTTGGATAGCCAACGATCAAGGCGATATAACTGAAGTCCAAGCTGGAACTGGTATCTCGGTAGCTTCAGGAACTGGCCCAATCCCAGTAGTGACCAACACAGTCGCAACAACCTTTGACGCCAAGGGTGACCTAGTAGTAGGCACAGGCGCAGACACATTTTCAAAGCTTACAGTTGGCGGCACAAATGGGCACACATTGCAGGTTGATTCTTCAACTTCAACAGGTTTGAAGTGGGCTGCTCCTGCGAGCGGTGGTGGCTTAACTCTCATTAACACAGGTGGAACAACCTTGTCTGGAGCTTCAACTTCAGTAACTTCGATTCCAGGCACATATAAAAACCTTCATATTTACATTGAAGATTTTTATATGGGAAGCAATAATAACAATGGGTATATTCAATTTAATACAACTACTAGCGATAACTATGCTTTTATAGCGTTAAGGCGTTCTGGGGGAAATGCGGAAGCAAACGCAACTGAGGGCAATAATGATGTTGGAATTTATTTTTCATCTGTTGGTGGCACTACAGCGCAAGGCGCATTTGCTTATTTTCTTGTGCCAAATTACGCAGCAACTAATCATCGCAAAGTTGCAACTGGCGTAAGTTATACCAAAAACGATGGCTCTCCTGGTGATTATTATGTAATGAATCCAATTGGTGTTTTGCAAAACTCTAGTAGTGCTATTACTAGCGTTCAAATCGTATCTAACGGATCTTATGCTGGCGGAACAGTTTATGTATATGGAGAAAACTAAAAATGACTAGACCTTTAATTAAAATATACGATATTGAAACTGATACAACAACAGAGCGCGAAATGAATGATGTTGAGTTTAAGGCTTGGGATGATGGCAACAAAGCAAAACAAGCAAAAGATGCGTTGATAGCTGAAGCAAAAACAGATGCGGAAGCTAAGCTAGAAGCTCTTGGCCTAAGTGTTGCTGACCTAAAAGCCCTAGGCTTATAGCACAATCCGTCAAGATAATGCCTAAATTATGCGCAGCAGGAATTCAACTTCGGGAACAAATTGATGACGATTATCCTGATCGCGATAGGAAGTCTGATGGCTGGATTGCTGATTCTCGGCATCTTGCAAAAGGCACTTCTGACCATATTCCAGACGCTAAGTCAGGAATCGTTAGAGCTTTAGATATTGATGCTGATTTATCAGCTCACAAAGAAGAGGCTTACGCTTTAGTGGAGAAGATTCGCAAGTTAGCCAAAAAGGGCGATAAGCGAATTGCTTATATTATTTTTGATGGAAAGATTATGAGTCCGATACTGGGGTGGAAACGCAGAACTTATAAAGGCGCTAATCCGCACCGGTCGCATTTCCATATTTCATTTACAACTTTGGGAGACAAAGATGGCAGTTTTTTCAACCTCGAAGGAGAAGCTAATGAGCGACCTAAAGAAAATGGCAGAGAGCTGGGCCAAGACATTCCTAGCAACGGCACTAGCGACTTATCTAGCAGTCGGCCTAGATGTCGATGCAATTGCCAATGCAGCTCTCGTATCAGTCTTGCCTAGCATCATCAATTGGCTTAACCCTAACTACGAGCGTTACGGCAAAGTGCGTTAATGCCAGCGGCTGATTTGGCTACCCTAGTTGCCTCAGTATTGGGATCTATTGCCTTACTGATTGCTGGGCTTCGCTACATAATTAAATTGGAGAATATTCCAATAGTGTCGCGCCTTGATAAAATGGAGTCTCAGCTAGAATTGGCCCTAGCGAAAGGGGTCAGAAATGGCAACGCGAAAGCGCGTAAATAAGAAGCCAGTCAAGCGTCCAAAGAGACGCAGGACTACTAAAGAAACCCCATTAACAAAGCTTGATTTCTGGGCTATTGCTGCCAATGAAGTTTATAAAGCTTGTCGCAGAGCGGGAATGGATGAAGGCACTTCGCTGGCTTTTGCTATGGATCGCAGCTCTTATCCCGATTGGATAGTTCCCGCCGATGACCCAATTAAAAAGATTGGTTGGGAAGATGGAGAAGAGGACAACTAATCTACTTTCGAGAGGTTGAACTCTTTGAGGCTCTTAAGTCGCTTTATCCAGACTTAACGCCCTTATCAGCGACCGACCGAGCCGATGGCAT